ACAGCAGTGAAGTCGTCCATCAGCGTGACGACATCAGCATCGATCGTGGTGGAGAGGTCCGTGCCCCAAGCGCCCGTGGCGCCCTTGCCCGAATACTGAAGCGGGCCGGAATAATGCGTAGCAGCCATCTAACTTACCTCACATGCGAGTAAAGCACGTCTGTCTGCATGTCGTCAGCCGGGCCTGTCAGACGTGCCGGTTTTTCCCGGAATAACCAACTGTATACGCCTAGCACGTTGTTGTGTCAACAAAAAAGAAGGGGCCTTTCGGCCCCTTCCTTAAACACCAGAGGTGTTTGATCAAGCACCCGGCGAACCGAACATTCCGCGGGGATCGCTGAAGCCGAAGCTGTAGCGCTCTCGGGCCTTGTACCTAACGTTGCCGGTATCGAAGTCTCCCTCGAAACCAGTCTTGATGGCGACACGCTGGAACATCTTCATGCCGTTCGGGGCGTCGGTCTTGATAAACCAAGCGTCCGGGTCGGTCAGGAAGTGGTTCACGGTGTAGCCCTGCGGCACCATGCCCATGTTCTTCACGGCGTTGATGTCGTTGTCCGCAGTGCCAACGCGCAGCGTCGACTTGAGGATACGGTCAGCCGTAAACATGAGTTCCTTCGGGATGATGAGCTTGAGGCCCTGCACCGCGATCTTCAAGCCACGCTCATCGGTGAACGCAGCGATGTCGATCAGCGCCTGCTCGAGCGAGGTCTCGCTCAAGTCAGCCGACACGGTGAGCTCGTTACGGAGATCCGGGCCCGTGAGGGTCGGGTGATCCGTAGCGCAGAGGGGCTTGCCGTCGCCGCCAATCGAGGTCGTGAACGCGCCGTTGAGCACGTCCGCAGCCTTGATCTGCTTCGTCTGGGCCATCGAACGGGCGAGCGCCTTGGTGTAACGCGCCGAGAGACGGTCGTAGAGGTTGTCCTCGACGGCTTCTTCGGTGAGCGAGAACGCCAGAGCGATCGTCTCGTGGGTGTAGCGAGCGGTGTAGACTTCCTGCGCCTGGTCGTACGCGACGCCAGAGCCTTCCGACTTCACCGGAGCCTCGGCAAAGCCGGACTCCATCACCTCTTCCTCGAACGCACGATCGGAGCTCTCGACCGAGTAGATCTCGGCGTGCTCGTTCTCGTAGTTCTTGTACTCGAGGCCGAACAGGGCGTTCAAGCCCGGCTCGAGCTCCTTGACAAGTTGTGCACGTGAAATTGCCATGGTTGGTTACCCCTTACTGGCCAGCCACACCGGCACTTCCGTACAGGTGTTCGTTGATCTTAACAACCACGACGGTGTAGTTCTCGGCAAGGTTGTTGCCCGGAACGTCCCACTTACCGATCAGCTTGAGGTTCAACGCAGCCGTAGTCAGGATGGTCGAAGAATCAAGCGTCATGGCAGAGAGACCCGTGACCGTGGAACCCGTCGTGGAAGCGGTGACGTCGGCGTTCTTGCCGAAGTCTGCCTGCACAGCGTCTTCGTCGCACTGGATAATGAACAGCTGATTCGGGTCGTCAATCACGTCGGCAACGATCTTGCCAGCGGTGATGTTGACGCTGCCCGGGTAGTAGTTCTTCCAGGTCGGCTTGCCCGTGGTCGGGTCGATGTAGTTACAGCCGTTGAAAACGCCGACCGCAGCGGTGTGCGTAGCGGGGGCGAATTTGACGATGTAACCGTCCTTCAGAGTCACCAGGTCGCCCTGGTAGATGGCCCCAGCCTGTGAGTCCTCGATCTCGTAACCGTACTGCTTCTGGGAACCAGTCGCAGACAAATTGCCGAGAGGACGCAGGCCAAAGGGCTTGTTCACATTAGCCATTGGTTATGCCCTCAAAAAAAGTTATTCACTGGCCTTACTAGGGCCGCCGAATGAAACGCGGGAGCGGCGGGTAGGACGCTCAATAACCATGCTGTGATGAGCATTGCTTTTCATGAGCTCGTTATCCGCGGCTTGCATTTGGTCGTTCGCTCGAGAACGGTAATACGCGTTGCGCTCTTCGACACTCTCTTCAGGGATACGTGCGAGCAGAAGACCACCAACGCTGATTACACCAGCATGGCGGCCATCGTCAGCCGTTGGAGCGGCGAAGTCGGGGTACTCATCCGAACGAACCAGTTCGTACCCCTCACGGAGACGTCCTGCAATGTTCGTTCGATCTTCTACCCCGCCGGCCGAAGCCCGGATCCAACGGTGCTTGTATCCATAGGGTGCCGGGGGTGCGTCCAAGCGAGAAGGTGGGGCCCAAGGCTTACGTCGCGCAACCTTCGCGCGGCTTTCGGCTTCACGCGTGGTGCGATTAATAACAGGTGTTTTGACGTCCGACATGGTTTACTCCTTCACGTACTTGGCGTATTCCTCAAGAGGAACGCCCAGCTTTTTTGCAATTGCCACTTGACTTGGCGTCAACCTGACAGTGCGGCGTGCTGTGTTGTTGATCCCGCTTGAGCGGGAAGCCGGAGCGACCGTTTGCACGTTACGGGCTCTGCCCTGCGTATTGCCCTGCGTCTCCTCAAACTTTTGCGGAAATGCCTGGCGTATACGTTTGTCAAGTTCATCATAGTACTCATCCGAGCTGTGGTCAATTCCTTCCGCTTGGATAAGCTGGCGGTGGATTCCCCAAGCAGCATGGGTCATGACGGTGTCCCGCCCGTACCACTTGTTCCGCTCGGCCCACTCTTCGACCCGCGGGTCGACCTGCTGGGGCTGCTGCACAACTGGCTGCTGCACCACAGGCTGCGGGGCTGCCTGCCGCTGACGGTAAGCCTCCCACTGCGCACTGGCCGCATCGATCTGCGAGTTCTCCAAAGTCAGCGCGGCCAGGCGCTGCTGGGCCTCGGTTTCGGTGTCCACGTCGCCCTCTTCACGGGCCTTGCGGATGATCTGCTTCAGCGCGACCGCCTGCGTCTCCACTCGGCTGCGGGCCTCGGCAAGACGGCTGCTGTCCGACTGCACGTACCGCTGCTCAAGGTCCTGGGCGTGCGCCTGGACCTGCTTGGCATAGTCCAACGCTGCCTGCTCACGGCGCTGCGTCTCGCGCAGGCGTGCCGTCAGCTTGTTGATGCGCTTCTTGACGTTATCGCTGTACTCGTCAAGCTCCTCACGCTCCGGTGCAGCAGGCCGGGCCTGCTCCTCGACAACGGTAGCCGAGTCCGGCGTAACCTGGACGGTAGCCGGCTGCTCGTTCTCTCCAAGATCAAATTCAAGTTGTTCGCCACTCATAACGGTGCTCCTTTACCACATGTGCAAGACGTCTTCGGGATCCGAGACAATTCCCAGAACCTCGTCGTCATTGATCAGCCGAATCTCCCCGCCGTCGATCGGAATGCGCGCGCCGGCATACCGGCCGAAGATGATCCAATCACCTTCCACGCACCACGGTCCGGTTGCAAACTTGCCCTCGTCCGCGTAGGCGAGCGGGCCAACCTTGAGCACGTAGCCGCAAACAGTCGAAACCTGCTGCTTTCGCTGGGTTTCCTCTGCCAAGGCAATGCCGCCCTTGGTCTTCTCGGCGCCACGGTACGGCAGGATGGCAATGCGCCATCCGGTGGGCGTTGGGATCCTGTCCAACACGGACTGATCAAGTTTTTCTGGTCGGAGGCCGTCAGAGGTGTAGGCGTCGTCCAAGGTAGGGGCCTTGGTTGCTTCCTCTTGTTGCCACTTCGCCTCTAGGGCGGTAAGTGCAGGGGCTTTCTTGCTAGTCATGTGTCCTCGCTGGGTTAAAGATTCTCTTGGGTCCAGTCCTTAAGCGTCTTTTTCACGGACTCTTCCACAAGCTTTAACCCTTCGAGACGGCCCATCAGGAAGCGATAACGCTCCATGTCTGAGACGCCTCCGCCAAGGATGATTTCTTCCGAGGATTTCTTAAGGTCTCGGATATCTCGAAGCACAGCTTCTGCAAATTCAAGCATGGTAAGGTTCCATGAAAAGCAGACGAATTACGCCTCGTCTGTGGCGTCAACGCTTAGTATATCTTAACTGGACGGTTGCCGTCTCTCTTCTTTACGGTGCGAACATCGCCGCCACCAACCATCCGACGGGGCTTGCCCGCCTTCTCGTACGCGATTGCGGCGGCCTGCTTCACCGCAGCGGACTTGCTCTTGGGGCGGCTGGTGCCAATACGGCCCTTTTCCTTGTACGCCCCGACAAGTTCGCCAATGTTGCGGCTGATCGTCTTCTGACTACTACCCTTCTTAAGC